CGATTTATTTTAGAGTTGTAATTATTTATTTTACAAATTATTGTAAAGTAAATAATAAAATAATATTTGATTTAATGCAGACAGCTGCAATCATTTATCTCACAACGAGCTGCTGCAAAAAGTCGCTTCTTTTCAGCTTCTACTTCTTCTTCCGTCTTTACAAAGATAGGAGAAATGCCAGAGTCAGGAATGGCAAATTCAGTATTAAAACGTCGCTTTAACTCTCGAATTTCCTTTGGGATGCCATTCTGAACACGCTCCATAAAGGCTTTTTCTTCATCAGCAGTAGTAATACAATCAAAATTAGTATTTAAGTCCATAATCTCTGAAATTAATCCAATCTTAATTTCATCATAAAACTGAGAAATAGCATTACGAAGAGACTCTTGTACACCAGTAGCATTTTTAGCATAAAGTATACCTAGTACATCCATGACATAGGTATAAAGCTCCCTATAAAATTCTTTTGATAGTTTGTCTTGCAAAACATATATACGCAAAGCGTTATCACCAGATTTAGAATAATTGCTCATTTGTTCTAGTGTTTTGAGAATGATAACTATTTATTAGCCATATTAGACAATTATTTTTTCAATTTATATGCTTTTAATAATATGCTAATGACAAATTAGTATTTATTTTATATCACGCATTCTAATAAATTAATAATCGCTGTTCGATTTCTATATTGTGCCATATCTAATGCAGTTCTACCACTCGAATTAGTTAATTCTTTGTCTGCACCATTAGCCAAAAGTAAGTGAACAACATCATAACATTCATTAGAAACTGCAGACATCAATGGTGTCCAACCTGATTGTCCAGTTTGATCATTAACATTTAATCCCAGTGATATTAAATATTCTACAATTGTAGGATTATTTTTTTTACATGCAACTGTTAATGCAGAACCTTGATAACCATGAATATAATTAATATTAGCACCTTTTTCAACAAGTAGTTGTATTAATTCCAAATCATCATATTTAAATAATGCATAAGTAAATGTATTATAACCACCCTCAATATAATCATCATATGGTTGAATTTGTAACATATTTTTAAATAATGGAAGATTGATTGTTAATATTGCAAATAATACACTAGGATTTAATATAAACTTTTTTTCAATTAAATAATTAAATATTTCTAAATTCTTATGCACTATAGCATAATGCATTGGTTCATATGAATAATATGAAATACCTTTAATAGAAATATATCCTTTTAATGTTTGTGTTTCTGCTCCATTCTCTACTAAAAGTTTAACAATTGGTAAACTTTTAATCTTAATTGCTATTAATAATGGACTTATTTCATTACCATTACCATACTCATCATACTCATCATGTGAAATAAAACTAAAATTAATATTAATTTTATTTTTAATTAAAAATTTAACTAATTCAATATTATTTTTTTTGATTGCAGTAATTAAATAATGTTTTTTATAGTTAACATCATACCCAATTTTTATTAATTTTTCTAAAACAGGCATATTACACATACGAATAGCATGTTTAATAACTTCTCTATAATCATCAGGATTAAACTTATTTACACGATCTAATAATTTAATTGCTTTTTGTGTACAAAGTTCTGTTTCTGAATAAATATTTTTAAGAATTTCCAAAACAAGCAATGATCTTGATTTAAAGATCATTGTTTTTGAAAGTGCATCCCACAAATTAATATCTTTATTAAAATCATTATTCATATATCTTACTTTATAACAATCATTTCCATATCCTGCAGATGCCATACATTCAGCAACTTGAAGAAATTGTTCTGACTTTTGTCTTTCTTTTTGAAAATGAGTACGAAGACGTAATAGAAACATGCGTTCATCCATACGTTTATCACTGATTGATGACATCTTACGATATTATAATAGTTAATATAAATATAATAAGCATATTAAATTATTATTTTTTCAATTTTTTTATCATAATATGCTAAACGTGCTTTTCGTAATTCATCTAATGACAAATTTATTTTTATATCATTTTCTTTTATTATATTACCGTCTATATCACACATACTAATCCATTCTTCTTTGGTTATTGCTTGAAATGAATGTAAACAGATTGAAATATCTTTTTCTGTTTTCTTCCCAACATGTCGTACATAATTACAATTAGTCATTACAATATATGAATCCCATGGTCCTGATCGCATACATAATGCATAAAATGTAGACAATGTTTTCCAGGATACATATGTTTTCTTTACCATTGGTTTTTTATACTTGCACTGTACTGCTACATATTTACCATCTTTTTCTGCAATAATATCAATGCCCATATCTCTTCGTTTTAAGTTAAGAAATTTTAGAATATCTTCTGGTACATCTTCTAATCGCCATGCATTAGTATACTTTTGAATATTTTTTAAATAAATTACACAAAATTCTTCAAATATATCACCTCGTAATTTTTTATTTTCACGTGTTTTCAATTCAACAAAATTATGTGCTGGTTTATCATACCATTTTTTACACTCTTCAATAAATGCATCAAATAAATTAGATGGACTTTGTAAAAAAACTGTATGTAATTGTTTTTGGATGTCCATTTTAACTTTATAAATATATGAATGAATATTTATATATTTGATTTTTCATTTATTATATCTTTAGAATTTTCTAGAAAATATGTATAATAGTCTTTTGAATTTTTATATAAAAATAATAATTGTTTTTGTTTCTCTCTATTTAATGTATTTGACAAAAAATCAAATTGTTTTTTACTTATTATTCCAATTCCTGTATCTATATTTAGAATTGAATAATACATATTAGGATTATTATACGCAAATTCCACAAATGCAATGTATGTTTCACCACACCATTTATCTGAAATATATGTAGGACTAGCTACTTTTTTATTCCATGGATAACAATCATGAGAAATTAAAGTTCCAGATTCATTTAGAAAAGATGATAATATTTTAAGATCATATATAGATGATTGATATTCATGCCAAGTATCAATACATATTAAATCAAATGTTTTATTTAATGATTTTAATTGATTTTCTAATTTATTTGAATGAACAATTGTTGTTGAATGATGTGATGTAGTAGGTTTCTTTATTTTATCTGTGTAATATAAAATTCTATTAATATCTTCTTTTTCTAATAATAATGTATCTAGCCAAGCCCCAGTTGTACAAGTTCTAACAAATAGAATATTTGTAAAATTATTTTCTATATAAAAATCTTTTATAAACAATGATATAATTTCACCAAAATTATAATTATTTATACTAATATATTTTGACAGATTCATACTATTAAATATATATTATTATATATTTAATATTTTATTTTACCAGCTTTTTGTAAATTTACTTTTAATTTTTCTACTAAATCATCTGGTATACATGATATATCAGTGATATACGTAGTAACTTTATTTAATTCATGCAATATATAATATTGTAATTGTTCTATTGGATATATTTCTTTTTCTAATTCTACACGAAATTGTCCTATATTATAGGCAATTTGTAACAATCGTACTAATGATCCACTTGGATTATTATGTATAATTCTTCCATGTTGTATTAAATAATGGTGACGTTCCCATTTTTCATGTGTCATGCCTGATAACGTTTCATTATCATCAGCATTTACACCTAAATCTTGTAAATTTTTATATATGTTTTTTGTAGTATCTTTCCATACTATTTTACAATCAGGTATTAGTTTTTTATAATAATTCCAACGTTCTAAACCATCTTTTTTATTTTTTCTTGTATTGTAACCGTAATTTATGGTAATTTCCCATAATTCATAAATAAGTGAATTCATATTAATATATTATAAATTAATTTTTACATAATTTAGTTAAACATGCGACTATTTGTAATTCTGATTCAATTTCATTTGATATAATAATAAATGACTTGTATAAAATATCTAATGCTTTAAATCTGTATTCATTTGTTATATCAGAATTGATAATTTTTTTAATTATAAATTGTATAATATCATATCCATCAAATCCAAGATTTTTAATATTTATATATTCTGAATATATTTCATTAAATGTCATTGTAAATAATCCAATCACAATTTTATTTAAATGTTGATTAAATGTATATAATGAAATAGAATCTAATGGATAATTAGATATTGTAGCAATTTGTAATAGATTTATTGCTAATCTTGTATCACCATTCGCATATGTGACAATGTCATTGATTTTTTTATTATCCATAACAATATTCTCTTTACTTAATATATTCTTTAAACATTCATATATTTTATTTCCAATACTAGGGAAGTATATTGGGAAACATCTTGATTGAATCTTCTCATCAATTTCTGATCTATTATTGCAAATAAAAATAAATCTTGTCATCAAAGAATACTCTTTTATTAAATTACTTATAATTTCTTGGGCTTTTTTTGTCAAATTATCTGCTTCATCAAAAATAATAACTTTACTTAATTTATTGCCTAATAAATCATATGCAATGCTTTTACAAAAAGGTATAATTTTTTCATGAACAATATCTAATCCGCGATCATCCGATGCATTTAATTCTAAAACACATAATGAATAATGTTCTTTATATATTTCACTAACATATGCTTTAATCGCACTTGTTTTACCAACACCTGCATAACCATCAACTAACATATGCGGAATAAACTTGTCATTTTTCATACTATTTAATTTATTTATAATGAAATCATTTTGAATAATTTCATTTAATCGATGAGGTCGATGTTTTTCAACCCATGGTTTATTATCTAATTTATTCATTTATTGACTATATTATTAATTATTTATGTTATTAATAATATACTTTTCAGTTTTCTTGAATTTTATTTATAAATTTTATTACTATTGGACATTCTTCTATAATATCATCTAATTCTCCATTTTCTTTATACATTGTGATTTTTTCATTTATTTCATTTTTAGTAATTATATTATGTTTTAATATTAATTCAACAAATTTTATTAATTTATCATGACATACTGGATTATATTTTCTTAATATTGATAATACTATATCACCTTCTACTTTATCTTTTATTGATTCCAGAAAATCCGTAAATGACTCATTAATTATATATTCCATTAATAAATTACTATATGTTTCAATTGATTTTGTAATAATTACTTTTTTTTCATTATTTTTATTAATAATATCTTTTTTATTTTGTTGATTTTTATAACTGTCATAATTATTCATAATTAAAAATTTAATTCGTGTTGGTAATATATCTTTTATTTTATATAATTCATCATATATATTTTGAATATTATCATAATTTTCAATTATCTGTAACATATTTAATAAATATTCAACTAAATCACTATTTTTTACATCTTCATTAACTTTATTCAAAATATCTTTACATATTTTATCAATAATTTCAGTTGAAATTATTTTTTTATTATATAATTTTGCAATAAATAACATATTTCCAATAAATTTATGATTTTTAACTTTAAAATATGATACTTCATCTTGTGTTTTATTATAATTATCTAAAATAATTAAAAATGTATCTAACATTTCACAATAGTTTTTTTGTGCAATACTAACAACTACTATTCGAGGACATATATAATCTGTTATTTTATCTCCAATCTTATAATACCATTTACCATTTTCAATCAATTTTAATAATATATTTACATATAATTCTAATACATTTTGCGAATTGTATGATTCACAACTTTTTTCATGTATAATTTCTATAATTTTTCGCATATTATTTATATCTTTTATAGAAATATTACATATTTTGGATTCAATTTCATTATATAATGAGAAATCTAATGAATTTAATAATAACAATACTGAATTAACAACATTATTATTTATAGATCTCCATTTTTGCGAGTTTATTTGATTGTAGTTTATCTTTTTTCGATTATCTTGATATTGAGTTGATTCTAAAAATAACTCATTTATCCAATCAAAATGTTTTGATAATTTTTCAGATATTATCTGATCTTTACTAGGACGTAAAGATAATACAAAATCTGATGAATATCTCATTATTTTTGACATTGTCTTACTAATTATCTTATTATTGTTTTAAGTCATAAATTAATTTGTTACTAATTATTTAATATCTTAGATATTATTTTCATGTATAGATCGATGAAACCAACAATAATGTTTATTATCTATATTTACATATGATGCATATTTATCACAAAATGAACATTTTATTGTATCTGTATTTATTCTTGTAAAAACTAATAAATTATTATCTTTTTTCTCTATAAATTGTTCACATTCATTTATTATTTTTTTTAAATTGTTTTTTATATGATACATTTGATCCATTTGAAACGTTATTAATGTGTACATATAATTTTGAAACATTGAATGCATTTTCATATTTTTCTCGATTATATTTATATTGGGTAAGTTTAACTGATTTATCATTATCGATATTATTATTAGATTGTCTCTTGATTTCTCTGTAAAAATAATGATACTCTTTATCAACTTTATCTCCAATTAACATAATTTTAATTAATGATATTAAAAAATTGAATAAAGAAATAAATATATCAATTTTTAATAACTCAAAAAAATGGACATATTAATATCAAAACTAATTAACTATCGTCTTAATAATAGGCACCCATGTGAACCATATACCCATGCATCAGCCGTGATCAAAAACGGAAAAAAATCGTGTCCACAATGAGCTTTCAATGGGATATAATTGTTATCGAGGAATATCTACATCTAATAATGGTGCAACAATACATGCAGAACATTATGCGATTAATAAATTAAAATCAAGACCTAAAAATAAAAAATTGTATAAAATTAGTATGATAGTTATTAAAATAAGTCCAACTGGATTACTTGGTATGTCTAAACCATGTAAACATTGTATTGAAAATTTACAAAATTTAGCAAATAGAAAAGGATATCACATAGAATATATTTATTTTTCAAATAGTAATAGACAAATTGAAAAATGGTCATACGAAGATTTAATAAAAGATCCAAATAAACATATAACTGAATTTTATAAAAATGAAATAGATAAAGTAAAAAAATTTAAATGAAATATCTTAGTAGTGTCATTATTTGAACTACTGGTTGACCACCATATTGTATATTTCCATCTACATTTGATAATTGATGTAATAATTTAATATTATTTGTTTTTAATGCATGTTCATAAATTTCAATTAATATATATTCAGATTGAATAGTTGTTTTTAATAATTTTGATAAAATTATTTCTGGATTTTTAATATTTTCTAATAAAAATGGTAATAAATTATTATTAGGAATGATACTATATTGGAGTTGAGTTATTATTTTTCGTAAATCTCCACCTGTAATATCATATATTTTTTTTATTTGTTCATCTGTTATAATTAACTTTTCTTTTTTAATAATTTTTTGTAAAATTACACTTGCAGATTGTAATGAAATTTGTTTAAACTGAAAGGTACGAAAACGAGATATAATTGGATTAATTAACTTGTTTAAATAATTACAAATAATAATAAATCGCGTTGAATGACTATAATCATCTATAATTCGTCTTAATGCATATTGAGAATCATTTGTTAATGCATCTGCTTCATCTAAGATAATTAATTTAAATGGAAATATTGAATTATCACATAATAATTTTGCAAATGTTTTAATTCTTTCACGAACCATTTTAATACCTCTTTCATCAGAAGCATTTAATTCTAATGTATATTCAGAATATTTATCACCATATAAATGTTTTGCTAAACTTAATGCAATTGTTGTTTTACCTACCCCTGGTGGTCCATAGAATAATAAATTTAACATTTCTTTCTTTTCTAATATCCCTTTAATAGCCATGATAACATCATTTTGTTCAACGATATTATCTAAATTGATAGGTCTATATTTTTCTATAAATGGTAATTTTTTCATAATAATTGAAATTATATATTTATATTTATATTGTTTATAAATATAATAATAAATTTTCAATATTAAATGGACATTAAAGAAATTAGTTTGGTCTCTTCACTAAAATGGAATAGTATTAATGAAGATTGTTTGATTTGTAATAATCCAATTGGATGTAATTGTATTAAATGTGATCAAAAAAATTCAATAAATGATATCAAATGTTTATCTATAATGAATGATAGTACTGTTTGTAAACACAGTTTTCATATTCATTGTTTAGCACAATATCATAAAACAAATCAATTAAAATGTCCAATGTGTATTAATAAATGGGTTAATAATATATTCAAGACATAACACTTAAAAAGAAAATAGTATATATATTAACGAAATATTAATAATATAGTGATATAATATAGTAATATAATGGTAAAAAATACAACAGGAGGTAGTAAACATAAAAGACAAAAAAATAGTATTCAAAAATTAACTCGTCCATTAATCTTAAAAGAAGATGCAAATGAAGGATATGGTCAAATATCTACATTTTTAGGTGGTAATATGGTAATGGTTCGTAAATTAGGATCTCAAATTGAATTTAGATGTAGAATGCGTAAATCATTGTCAAAAATTAAAAAGAAAGATATTATTTTATATGCTCTTCGAGAATATGAATCAAAAGATATAGGAGATATACTTTTAGTTTATACAATTGATGAAGTCAATGTATTAAAAAAAAATAAATATATTGAAGATGATAAAGAAGTCGATGAATTATTTACATATGGCGATGATGACGAAGAAGATAATAATGAGGATAATGAAGAAAGTAATAATATTAAAGAAGAAAAAGAAATAAATATAAACAATATTTA